GGGATGCGTGCCGGGCGATGCGACAGGCCGGAGTGGCCGATGCAAACCCGTCGAATCCAAAGCTCTTGGCCCTGATCGACAGGGGAGTGCCGGCAGCTCAGTTCGCTGACGCGGCGCGCCGTGCGGCCGACAAGGGCAAGGGGATGGGCTACGCGTTGGGAATCGTCGAGGGCGAACTGCGGGAGGCGCTCGATCTCGCGTCCGGGCCGGCAGTGCCGACGGGGCCATGGGATGCGACGCGCAGCAGCATCGAGGCGAAGGCGGCCGAGTTCGGTCTCTCTCCTTGGAACGCCGATGACCTGAGCCCGGGCCGCGAGTCATTCGCTGCGTACACCGAGCGCGTCCGCAACCTGGTCGCGCAGGGCGAAGGGGTGGCAGCGTGAGCGAGTGCCAGACGAGCCGGGCCTATCGGCTGATCACTGACTTCGAGTACGGGATCGGAGGCGAGCGGCAGGGCTTGACGCCGGCGGAGCTGCGCCGGGCCTGGCGCGCGAGATATGGCGCGGAGTTGGCATCGCGGCGGGCGTACGCATGCCTGAGCGAAGAGGGCTTGGTTGAATTGCTCCCGCGTCGCGTGTGCACCGTGACCGGCATTCGCACGCACCCGTACGCCCGGAACAGCAGGAGGGTCGCGTCGTGGTGACCATCAGCGTCAAGGACAACTTCCCCGAAGTGAAGCGGCTGCTGGCCGAGCAGCACCAGCAGGTGCCCTTCGCGCTGGCGGTTGCCCTCAACAAGACGGCAGAGCATGTGAAGAGCGAAGAGCTCATACACATGCAGGCTGTCTTCGACCGTCCGACGAAGTACACGATGTCTTCGCTCTACGTCAAGCGGGCGACCAAGCAGAAGCCAGAGGCGCGTGTGTGGGTCAAGGACAGTGACCAACCGAACCATTACCTGCTGCCGCAGATCTATGGTGGCAACCGGCCGCTGAAGCGTCTCGAGGTGCTGCTCGTGCGCATCGGCGCGATGCGCTCAGGTGAACGCGCGGTGCCTGGCGCAGGGGCGCGGCTGGATGCATACGGCAACATGAGCCGAGGACAGATTCAGCAGATCCTCGGCCAACTCAAGGCGTTCTACTTGGCGGGCGCCAGCCAGAACGCGACGGGCAGCAAGCGGAGCAGGGCGAAGCGTGCGAAGGAGGCCTACTTCGTCAGCACAGGCGTGGGCACGCACCCGTATGGCTCGCACTCATGGCTCAACGGACGCCACAGTCAGCACCTGCCGCGCGGCGTGTGGTCGCGCAACGACTTCGGTGCGTGGGGCAGTGCGATCAAGCCAGTGTTGATCTTCGTCGGCAGCGCGAAGTACCGCCGTCGATTCGAGTTCTTCGAAGTGTCGGATCGAACCGTCGAGCGCCACTTCGGCGGCTACTTCGATGATGCCTTTGCTCATGCGATGCGCACGGCGCGGCCGGCTGGAGATGCGAAGTGACCGGCGCCGCCCACTCGCGCGGAAACCTCGGGTCGAGCCGGGGCCCCACCCCCGGCCGCGGGTCCTCCTGGGAAGGCCTGAGTACGGGTAATTCGAACCCCGACCGCGCGCTACTTTCAACCCTCCCTAAGGGGGTTGTATGGTGATGATTGACCTCTCCAGCGTACCAACGCAGGCCGCGTTCGGGGAATTGGTCGGGGTTTCGCAGCAGGCAGTCTCGGATCTCATGCGCTCGGGCCACCTGCCGGAGGGCGGTTCAGTGGGGGCGTGGCTCCAGGCCTACTGCGGACGGCTGCGCGCAATGGCCGCTGGCCGCGGATCAGATGGCGAACTCGACCTGGTGCAAGAGCGCGCGCAGCTGGCGCGCGAGCAGCGCATCTCACAGGCGCTCAAGAATGCAGTGTCCCGCCGCGAGTTCGCGCCCATTGGCCTGCTGAGTGAGGTTCTTGCAAGCGCAAGCCAGTCGGTGGCTGCGCAGCTCGAGGCGCTCCCTGGCCAACTGCACAAGATTGCGCCCGACATGTCGGACGAGGCGCGGGATGCGATCGCGCGCGCCGTGGCCGCGGCGCGGAACGGCTGGGTTTCGGACACTGCGAACCTGCAGGTGGCGGAGATCGCCGGCCCTGACGACATCGAGGGCGATGACGCCGATAGCACCGTGTTCGACGACGAGACCGACTAGATGGGCGCACGCGACTTCGACGCCTACGACATCGAGAGCATCTCGCCGGAGTGCGTGAGCGAGATCCGGCGCGCCGTGCGCGCGGGCCTGGAGCCGCTGAAGGTCGAGCCGCCACTGCGATTGTCCGAATGGGCGGCGAAACACTTCTATCTCTCGGCCGAGTCGTCGCAGCAGCAGAAAAAATGGGAGGCGTACCCCTTCCAGCCCGGCATCATGGACGCGATGGGCGACGACCGCATTGAGGAGGTCGATGTCTTCAAGTCCGCGCGCGTGGGCTATACCAAGATGCTGCTGGCATGCATCGCCTATGACGCGCACCACAAGCGCCGCAACCAGGCGCTGTGGCAGCCGACCGACGACGACAGCGACGACTTCTGCAAGACCGAGCTGGAGCCGATGCTGCGCGACGTCGAGGTGATGCGCAAGGTGTTCCCGTCCTTCATGGCGAAGAGCAAGAACAACACGCTCCAGCACAAGAAGTTCCTCGGCAGCATCCTTCATCTGCGTGGCGGCAAGGCCGCAAAGAACTACCGACGGATCACAGTCGCCAGTGCCAAGGTCGACGAGGTCGACGGCTTCGACCAGCTCATCGAGCGCAGTTCGGACCCGCACACGCTCACAGCGAAGCGGCTCGAAGGCGCGACGTTCCCGAAGCACATCCTCGGCAGCACGCCACGGGTGAAGGGCCTGAGTCACATCGAGGGACGTACGCTGGCCGCGCAGGCGCGCATGCGCTACTACATCGTCTGCCCGCATTGCGATGCCGAGCATCCGCTGATGTGGGGCGGGAAGGGGGCCGCGCACGGGTTCAAGTTCGATGCCGCGCACCCGGAGATCGTGACGCATGTGTGCCCGCATTGCCACGAACACATCACCCAGGCTGAATACCTGAAGGTGTGGGGCGCGGGCGCATGGGTGAGCGAATGCGGAAACTGGCGCTATGGCCAGGACAGCATCTGGCGGGATGCCGCGCTCATGCCGATCAAACCGCCGCGGCACGTGGCATTCAAGATCTGGACCGCCTACAGCCCGCAGGCCACCTGGATCGCGATCGTGCGCCAGTTCCTCGAAGCCATGGCGAAGCGCCGTGCCGGGGACAAGGGCCCGCTGCAGGGCTTCGTCAACGAAACGCTTGGCGAAACCTGGGAAGACGACGAGGCCGAGAAGGTTGAGCTCAACACACTGCAGCAGCGCGCTGAGGCCTATCCGTTACGCACTGTCCCCATGGGCGGCCTTGTGCTGGTGGCAGGGGTCGACGTGCAGGGCAATCGGTTCGAAATCGTTGTCTGGGCCATAGGCCGCGGCGGCGAACGCTGGGTGATTGACTATTGCGTGATCCCGGCGAATCCCGCCGATCCGGCCGAGTGGGAGCAGAAGCTCGACCCGTACCTGCTCAGCACGTTCCCGCACGCCAGCGGCCAGGTGCTGCACATCGAAGCCGCGGCCGTGGACATGATGGGCCACTTCACGCACCAGGGCTACAACTTCGCCCGCATGCGCGAATCGCGCCGGCACTGCAAAGTGTTCGCCGGGCGCGGCGATCCGCAGCCAGGAAAGCCCATCGGCGGCAAGGCCACGCTGCAGGACGTGAACTTTATGGGGCGCACGATCCGCCGTGGGGTCAAGCTCTGGTACATCGGCACCGACACGGCGAAGGACCTGTTCTTCGGGCAACTGCAGGTGACCCAGCCAGGCCCAGGCTATGTGCACTTCAGTAAGGAGTTGCCCGATGTGTTTTTCCAGCACCTGACTGCCGAGGCTCGGGTACCGGTGCGCACGGCCCGCGGCCACGAGACGCGCTGGGTCAACGTCAACCATTCCCGCAACGAAGCGCTCGACTGCACGGTGTATTCCATGTTCTGCGAGCACCGCCTTGCCTTGCACACCTACACCGACAAGATGTGGGCGCGACTCGAGGCTGCGGTTCAGCCGCCGAATGGTGATCTATTCGAAGTGCCGTCGCCGGCGGCCTCTTCCTCGCGCGGCGATTCTGCTCAGGCCGCGCCGCTCGCCGTACTTCCTGCTGCCGCAGCTTCTTCATCCCGCCCTGCATCCAAGGGCTTCAGCCGAGATTGGTGACCATGCAAAGAATGATCAACCACACACCGACGGATCCCGATCTCGTCGACCGCATATTCGAGTATCTGCTCGAGGAGTTTCCCGGCCTCGCTGGGCCCGGGCTCTCAAAAGCCAAGAGCGCCGTGCGCTCGGAGTTCCAAGGTGAAGGGGTCTATATCGCGAGCCGTGGTCCATCCGATCGGCATGAGCTCGCCGTGAAAGTCCTATCCCTCTTCAATGGTCGCAACGCAAGAGAGGTGGCGCGGCGACTCGGGATCGGGCGCGCCACCGTCTACCGAATCCTCAAACAGTCTGGCAAGAAAGATCGTCTCACCTTTCCGGGAAATGAGACGGGCTCGGCGGTACGGTCGTCCACCGCGACCCCGCAAAGCAACTCACCGGAGCCAGCCTCATGGCCTTCACAACCGCCGACCTCAATGCCATCGACGCCGCCATCGCCAGCGGCGAACTCACCGTCTCCAGCGGAGGGCGGACCGTCACCTACCGATCAATGAGCGATCTGCTCAAGGCTCGGCAGACCATTGCAGCTGAGCTCGCCGCAGCCGCTTCGGGGAGGAGCGGAGGCCCTTTCCGCTATACCTTCGTGACTGCGCGGGGGGAATGACATGAGCAACGTCATCGACCGCGTGATTGGCTACTTTAACCCGCTGCAGGGGCTTCGGCGTCACCACATTCGTGAAGTGCTCACGCGGGCGTATGAGGGAGCGAGCAAGCGCGACGGTTGGAAGCCGCGCCGCCCGGGCGCAAGCGCCAACACCGACCATGCTGTAGATGCTGGCACGTTGCGCGTGCGCTCGCGCGCGCTCGTGCAGAACGTGCCCTACATCGCGCAGGGGTTGCGCTCCCTGGTGGCCAACGTCGTTGGAACCGGCATCACGCCGAACTGGAAGGGCCCCGGCGCTGCCAAGCTGAACAAGGCGTGGGCCGAATGGGTGTCGCAGGCCGATGCCGATGGGCGCCTTGACCTGTACGGGATCCAGGCTGCGGCATACCGTGCTATGGAGCAGGACGGCGAGGTGTTGATCCGACTTCGACAGCGACGCAAGTCCGACAGCCTTGCTGTGCCACTGCAGCTGCAGCTGCTGGAGATCGACTGGCTGGATTCGTATCGCACCGGCCGTGCAGAAGGCAGCACCAATACCGTCGTGAACGGAATCGAATACGACTCACTGGGCCGTGTGGCGGGTTACTGGCTGTTCGACCAGCACCCGGGTGAGATGGTGACCACGATGCGCGGGCGCAGCAGCAGTCACTTTGTCTCGGCAGAAAACATCATCCACCTCTTCACGCCTGACCGACCTGGCCAGGGCCGTGGATTCCCGCGT